GATGTAGGATTGGCATTGTTAATTAAAGAAGATGTACACGGTATCTTTGAAGAGTCCGACAACATCAGACGCAAGGATGAGATGGAATGTTTCAAACTGCTAAACGCAAACATTTCTGAGTTTCAGCTATCGCAGGATTTGGCAAGTAAAGAAATGTGCCGTCATAATCTAGTGCGTGCGGTGGCTTACTTAAAATCTATCAGTAAGGCACTCGACTACGACTTTACGGATTGCTTTGAAATTGCATACAACGAAATTAAAGATCGCAAGGGTAAATGGATTGATGGAACGTTTGTTAAAGAGGAGGATTTGACTGATGGAAATGGTGTTATTTGAAAATGTTGCACCTTATTATGCCAAAGGGATAAAAAATGAAAGTAAACTGGTAGACATCGACAAAATAGCGTTTGTGAGGGAGAGTGGTACACCAGAATTTCCAACACTAACATTAGAACTACAAAGTGGCATCATGTTTGAGTTTAATAAAGTTAATTACAGAACAGGAGTATTTGAATGTAGTGATTTGAGTAGTATGTTAACTGTATTTAATTTTATCAAAGAAAGGAGAGCGAGATGAATAAACAAGAGTTGATTGAAAAAATAAAAAAGATGGATTCGTATATGTTCAATTTCAGACCACACATTAATGAAACTCAAGTTTTAAATTACATTAGACAACTAGACGAACCGCAGAAACCAGTCGTACCGCAGTTTGTGGCGGATTGGATTGAAGTTTGTAAGGAACATCTTACAAGTTCTCTCTATCTTGCTATGACTCCAAGTTTTTTGAAAGCAAATAACCAAGGTATTGAATTAACAATATGGATCAAAAAGAACGAAGAAACATTCGCCAGAGCTTGGCTGGACGGCTACGAGGTCGAACAAGAAAAGCGGTATTTGGTGAAGATGAAAGGGATGGTTGAAGATTTTACGGTGTTAAAATTGGATAAAATTAGGGACGGTTGGTATTTGGGAAATGATACTGAATATAGCTACACGAAAGTCAAACACACCCGCAAAGAATTAGAAGAAGCGGGGTTTGGATGGGTGTTTGATTGTAAGGGAATTGAAGTAAAGGAAGTGAAAGAATGATTCCAAAATTTAGAGCGTGGGATAAAGAAACGCAAACGATGCTAGATGTTCCTTTGATAGATTTTAAGAAAAACGTTTTAGTAGGTGAGCATTGGGAATTTGGTGAAACAATTTTCATAAATTTTGATGATATTCATCTCATGCAATCCACAGGCCTCAAAGACAAGAACGGCAAGGAAATCTTTGAAAAAGATATCCTTGATTATAACGGTAGAAAGGTCATTGTTAAATGGCACGGATCTTATGCTAGTTTTATTTACGAGTTTGTAGATGAGTTGCAAAATAGAACAACAGAATGGCAACCACTATATCTCTCTTATTATCACTTTGAAGTTATCGGCAACATTTACGAAAATTCCAAATTGCTGGAGGTAGAAGAATGACAAAAACTATAGAATTGCCAGAATACTATGCACCATTTGGAGAGAATGCACGTTATGGAACTCTGGAAGAACTGAAAGAACTGTTACTCTATAAACGAATTGTGAAATGGGATAAAGAGTTTCTGCTACTCGAAGATGGCACAAAGGTCACTATTGAAACGTCTGAAAGTGACTGTTGTGCCTCTGCTGGAGGAGAATTCCAAAATGTGAAACTTGACGCAGTAATTACAGATGTCAAAATCGGAGAACAAGCAAGAGAAGAAGACGATTGGGGAACAACTACCAGTACAAACACGGTTACTATTTATCATAACCAGAACCCGATAGCTCTAGCTGAATGCGAAGCTGATGACGGGAATGGTGGCTTTTATTATAGCGTAGGTTCTCTAGTTATCGGAAATATCCATTTTCCAGTAGTTGATGCTTGAAAATCAGTTTTTTAGAGAAGGAGTAACAGAATGACACGACCAAGCAGATATCCATATACTAAGAACCAGTGGGAAGAAGAAATAACACTAGTGTGTTTTGGTGATGACGACCATCTTGAAATGAGAAATGAGCGAAATAGAATTACAGGCGAGGTGAAGAAATGAATTACAAAGTAACAGTAAACGGTAAAGAAATAGAGTATGGTGCATTAGTTGAAAAATCACGTTTTTCAGACGAAGAATGGTCTGCTATTTATGCTGAGATCGTTAAACAAAATCAACCAGAAGTTTTTGAACGTAAAAAGTTAGACAGTGATTACATCGATGCATTTGGTGCTCTAATTGCTCTTGAAGAATGTTATGAAGCGTTGCTTGAATTGTTGCCGCAGGATGAGTTCTCTTACGCTGGCACACATCCAAAATGGGTAGCTGATGCAGTCGCAGAAAATACCTTAAACAAGTCGGATGTGATCTGCGATGTATCTGATATGATTGAAAGATGCGGAAATATAGAAGAATTGAAAAATGAACTAATAGAGTATTTCGGAGTAGACCAATGACCCTACAAAACTTTATATATCTACTATTCGCAGCAGTCTGGCTTTCTGGTCTGATCTGGGCCAGTGTGATTGCGTTTAAAAGTAGAAAGGAGAAATGATGAGTTTAGATAATGTACATATACCAATAAGAGCAAACAGAACTCTATCTATTGCCCAAATAAATGGCAAGCTAGAGATAGCTGTACTTGGTATGGAAGATTTGTTTGTTACTGATTCGTACTTTCTAAATCTGTACGATGCAGTAAAACCTTTTAATGATATACATGATTTAAAGAATATCATTGACCAAATTTTAGATGTGGAAGGTATGCTATGACTAAACTATTTTACACAATCCTCACATCAGTATCGTTAGTATTTCTGATAGTGTGTATTAACTTAAACTCACGGATCAATGATTTAAATAATAAAGTCAGTGATCTCGAATGGACGGTGCAAGAACACGAGCTGTCTATCCAGCGACTGGCAGAACAGAATAATGCGCAGG